TAATCAGTAGAATCACCATCAGCATATAGCTCTGACATGCCACCAGCGATAGTACCGCCTGCGGCCTTGTCCGCAGCCTTGTAGGTTGCACGATGCCCAACACCCAGTCCTGTGATAGAACCTCCAGTAGCGAACTCAATCCCGTCGTGGCAGCCGTGAGCAACTGCTACAGCAGCTTCCACCATAGTCCTGTTGCGTCCTGCCTCACCAGAGGCTCCGATGCCCGCTAACATCAGCTCCATATACTGACCACGGATATCCCCTACTGCGCTTGAAGAACGATAGCGATATTCCCTAAAGATTTTACTGTCTTCCGCACTCACTAATGGCACAGTATGAGTACCAACTTTTTCCTCAGCATCGTCCGGGTCCCAATGGACTTTGACTGAGATTATGGCGGTGTTACCCGCAGTAACGCCACCAAGAGCATACCCGAAGCGGGCATGAGTATTTTTGTTGCTCTCATTGCTGATGATACCCGTAGTCTTGTTGATAAATAGCTCATCACCAGCTGCCACTACCACCGCAGCGGGATTTAGTGCGACTACCGACTGTAGAAAGATACCTTCTGTATCTATAGTGATGTAGTCAGTTGCAGCATTCGCAGCGATGCCAATAGTCCCGTCTGTCCTTTCGATAGACAGAACAACACCGACAATATTCTCCCCAACGACTACTGGGTGGCCTTTCGTGACCCAAGTGTGTTCGTGACCTGTCACCTGAGCTTCTGTAACGGTTAAGTGTCTTCCCTCGTAAGTGGAGCTGACCTCGTCATTCTCACGAGCATAGCCCACTTCACCATAAGGGTATAATCCGATTCCACTTCCTTCTGGCATTGTATTTTCCTCCTAGTTTATTTGTTTATCGCCCAGAGACGGCTATGTTTACTTGGTCTTCCGTCCAATCTGGGTTCATTCGTTTGAAGCTCTCTTTTAGAGCCTCTTTGCCTTTCTCGGTATCAACCTGAGTTGAACCAAGATTCTTTACCTTGCCTGCTTCGGATAATTTAGCGATATAGTCCACTTCAGATTTAATCGCCTCCTCAATCCCGTCAGCAGTTTCGGCATCTTTGAAACTATCAAGTATCCGCTCTTTAGCAGCATCGGGTAGCTCGGCCTTGTCTACAGCCTCTTTTATTGAAGCTTGTGCTTCGGCTTTTGCCTTGTCCTTCTCCGCTTTCTCAGCAGTTTCCTTGAGTGTGTCTCTCTCCGTTGTCAGAGTCGTAATCTGACCTTCCAGTTCTGTGATTTTCTCATCTTGTTCAGACATTCGTTTAGCCTCCTTGACTATTTTTTCCCTGACATCAGCTTCTATAAGTTTCACTAAGTCAGGGCGTTTCTCCTTTAATGCTGATAGTTCGACCAAATCTACATCTCGACTTCTATCAGACTCGTAGAATGTGACAATCCCGCCAGCCCCAGGTTCAGTTACAAAATCAACTGACCTGCAGCCTGTGAGTTCTTCTATCACCAGGGTTTCAACACCTTCGACAGTAGACTTGGAAGCCTTGCCTATTGCATTGATAGAGATGCCCATTTCTGAAAGCATCTTCTTATCTCGCAAGTTCGCCAGCTTCCGCATCATCCAATCTTCAATGATGTCAGCAATTCCAGTGACGATTCCGTTTTCGTCACACATTACATCTTTTAGCGAAGATACCCAACCACCAGATTTTACCGACCTTTCGGGGAGTTGCTCATCTTCCTGTTCGGTTGGATGGTCAGCAAACATCTTCTGGCCTTCGAATACTTTGTAATCCCTTTTAAGCATTTCAGCTGGATAGTAGCGTGATTTATCAGCATTGAATCCAGGCTTGATAACTACGACAGTCGCCCGTCCTTTATCAAACTTAGCTTCAGTTAGGGGTACATAGTTCTGTACAAGTTCTCGTGTCATATCTTCCTTAACCCATTTTGACATCTCATCATCCGCTACATTTAACTTGCGATATTCAGAGCGTAGAACCCGCTTTACCTCAGATAGATTTCTGGCGGGTATTTCTGCTTTAACACCCCTTAACCCACCAGGGCTGAGGTAGGCAGCCGCCCTGTTTAACTGAGTGCGTGTGGTGCCGCTTTCTATGTTTTCCCACAACCTTAATTTCCATTCATCTGGGTTATCAGACGAGGAATAAGCAAAAGCCTCCGAAGGGAACTTTATCCCATCTTCTGTTTTCATAGATACTTGCGCTTTAATCAATTTCAATACGGAGGTCGCTTCTTTAGTAGCCTTCTTTATTTCCTCTTCATCAGGTGCTTCAGACGATAAGAGTTCCTGGCATAATGCCACAATCTTCTTTATGCGAGATGAGTCTAAATTAGCGTTCCGCCTTCCAGCTTCCTGCAAAATATCCGCATAGACTGGTTGAAGTGATTCCATTGCCTTGAAAATCCTAGTACTAGATACTTTCTTCGGGTCACTGAATACCGCTTTACCATTCTCATCCAGCTCATAACTGGATTGATAGAGTTGCCCGTCCACATCATAAACAACCTTATTCTCAAAGACTTCATCTATTGTTAAATCCTTAGGTATAGGTACAGAAACCCCTATTTTGTATTCCGACATTAACGCCGACTGAAGTAATTTACTTTTGTTTTTATCACTTAACACTGATTCCCTCCGTTCACCTGCTGTTTTTGCTATCATTGGAGCATCGCATTCTGGACACTTCTGGGTGTTACACTTCACGTCTGCTTCAACAAGTATCTCATTGTCACACTTAGAACATACGCAAGCATGTTCACCATGAGGGTGGACGGCTTCTTTAACTACCCACTTATCATCCACTTTCTTATATTTCATTTTAACTGCCGCCCACGCAGTCCCTGCTGATTTTCCCTCATCACCTTTGTATTGTTTGAAAGCAGCATTGAAGGCAGCAACCCATATCTCGATTAAATGTTTTGGTAACCCCTCGATTGCTTCTGGCGGGTTCTCAACTGTATATGGCATAATTACCTCCCTAAATACAAAAAAGAACCGCAAACATTTCTGCCTGCGGTTCTTCCGTCAGCTAGATTATTTAATTGTTAACTATCTTTTTAGCCTATAAACCCAGTAGGCGAAGGATAATCAAGTTCAATAGTTAGCATCCCCCCTGATATACCTTTTATGGTAAATGGCGTATTATCAACTGCTTCCTCTTGAATACGAGGAATCCATTTAATGCTTTGTATATTACCATCTTTGGCTTCTCTTTTTATCCACTTCCACAAGGCATCAGGGTTATTGATATTCTCCTTTGTTACTTCCATCCCTGATTCCGTTCGCTCCTTTAATTCTCTTAAAAATATCTTCTCATCTAGTTTCATAAAGGTTTCTCCTTAAGATATACAACTAATTTCCCTTCATGGTATGTGCAGCAAACGTATTTAGGCTTGAATGTCTTAAACCCACTTCCCTTTAATTGGTCAACTGCTTTTTCTAGGTTTTCTATGTTTAGTTCAGGCATCTACCACTCCCAAACAATATGCCCATCAAGGCGAATAAAAGCAACGGCCTGCTCTTTACAGTTCTCTACCCAACCCAGCCAGCCAGCACCTTTAGGATTGCTATATAACTTTACTTTCATTTTCGCTACTCCTTATAATTATATCTCGAAGCCATTTTTAAAACTCAGGACGTGGCAAGAGTGAAGGGGATACTCGAATTAAAGTAGCAGGGTCAAGCCACCCCTCACTTTCGGCTGTATCAAGATTAAATTCAATAATATTCTCCTTCATAATTACTCCTTTTAATCTGGATATGTCCGCTCAATAGTTACAAGTGATTTCTTTCCCGCCCTTACCTGAATGCGAACAGTCCCATACTCAATATAGCACTTCCAGTCTATCTTGTCAAGTTCTCTTTTTAATTCTTCGTCTTTTGTCATTTCTTCAATCTCGCTGGAGCTATTGCACAAGTACAGCCTGGATGAATGTCTCCTTCTGGATTTGGGAACTCTTGGGTTACTGGGATAACACCCGCAGCAGCATTGGCTAGACAATACTCACAGTTACCCTCTGCACCACCAGCACCTAATATCCACTCCTTACCATCTATGCCCATATCCACCATCCTGTCATGGGAAGCGGTGAATAAGGCTTGCCTTGTCTCTGTCTTAGCTATTAACTCACTTCTATATTTACTCATATCAGCAAATGAGTTTCTAATGTCTCTAGCCAATCCAGGAACGCCTCTTTTATTCTCTATGCCTTGACTAATCACTCTGGCCAATCGTTCTTTGGTAGTATCATCCATCTGGGTTACTAGAATAGCTCCTCGTTTCTTTGCCCAATCCACAGCTTGCGAAATAGGTGGCCCCTCGAATGAAATCGGGACACCACCTTTAGTCTTCCCCCAGGTTATCATCTCGGCAGTGCCTGATATGTTTATTTCCGCTATCTGCCCTGCTATATCAGCCTGAAGGGTATCATCAAAGGCAGCCAGTAAGGGATTAAGCGTATTCTCAATATCTTTCTCTAAAGGCACCTATCTCCACCACCTTTGGGCTGACCATTTTCCCAACCGACCAGCGACGAAGAACAAAATAACAATTCCGATTAAACTTATAATTGCTATAACCACCATTACTTACTCCTTTACATACCTATTATAAATCGCACTCAGTTTAGAGTACGGAAACGCCTTCTCCAACTTATCAAAGTATTTATTTAGCTCTTTTTCTAGGCTTCTTCTTTTTCTTAGGTTTGATGGGCTGTTCGGGTTTGCTGGGATAGTTTTCTCTAGTATCGCTATTATCTGGTTCAGTTCCGCTATTACTGTCATCTATCACCTCTGGTAACCCCAGTTCCGCCCTCATCTTTTTGCCTGCCTCACAATCACACAGTATCATTATTAGCCCGTGATTCTCTTCTGTAAACCCTTTGTCCTGACACTTCTCGCACATTTTTACTCCCTTTTATTGCCTTTGATAACCTAACTAGAGCATCATGCATCTGTTGCATTGTGGGATAACAGTCTT